CAATCAAGGCATTTGATAATGCAAGATACAGCGAGAAGCGCGACGGCGAAACACTTAAAGAGAGAATTGAAAAAGACGGAAAACATGACCACATCATTGATGCAATTCGTTACTTTTTTGTGAATATGTACGGTGATGGTGGAAATTATTGTCAAACAGTAAGGGTGAGTCAGTAATGCCTTTTAAAAGTCAACAACAGCGCGAGATGTTTTGGGCAAGAGCCAAGAAATCCAAGAAGTGGAAAAAAATGGCCGAGGAATTTGAGAGCCACACTTCTAAGAAAACTCCGCTTCCAAATAAAGTTAAAAAGTCAAGACGGAAATAACATGGCAGAGAAACAGAAAAATATAGGCTACCCAACTGGTAAGAAGATTGTGGATAAGCGGCCCCAGAAGAAAACCCAGGAATCTCCTACATGGGGTAGTAGCTATAAATTAAGAAAAGTTCTTGAGGAACTAAAGAAAAAGCTTCCAGCAAAATAACTTGAGGTAAGTTTGAGTTTTAATTTATCATATTTTGATGGTTTTGGGACTAGCGGTTTTCCGAGCAGAGGGAAAGTTGACAATGCTCGGTACACATCTATCGCCTACAGGCAATATATTACTCAAATTGCCTTAGATTTTTATTACGGTGAGATGGATGGGTACATGTATGAAGACCTAGTTGCTCAGGGAAGGGACCCAACAAAGGTTCAGTTCACACCTATAAATTTGACCAGAGAAATAGTTGATAGCATCAGTTTACTTTATCGAGAACCTCCGATACGAACGATAAACGGGACGGCACAGGATAAAAAACTGTGGGAGGAAATCGAGACTTCAACAAGACTTAATATGAAGATGAAGAAACTCGATAGGTGGGTTCATCTTCTTGGAACAGTTCTTGTTAAAGTTGCTTATCGCGCAAAGAACGGGGAACTGGTAAGTGGTGGAAAAGTAGTTGACGGAAAGGGAATGGAAGGAAACGTCGAAATTGATTTGGTTACTCCAAGTTGTTTTGATGTGGCCTATATTGACAACCCGTATGTTTTAAGTGAGGTTGCTTTTGGTTTAGGAACTGGTTTTGACGGAATACTTACTGATGCGCAGAAGAAAGAAAGAAAGCAGATTTCAAATCCTACCGACTTGAAAATTTTCTGGACTCCAGATTCACACTGGACAGAAGATTCAAATGGTAAAATTCGCGGTGGAGCAAAAAGTAAGAATCCATATGGTATAATTCCGGCTGTTCCATTTTTTAATCAAGACCCGGACTATTATTTCTTCCTTCCAATTGACGAACCACTGATTTACATGAATCATGCTATAAACATGAGAATCAGTGATTTGAATCATATTGCAAAATTTCAGAGTTTTGGTGTTCCAGTATTTAAAGGCATGGAGCGAGGGACATCAATTGAAAGACCTCTTCCACAAACGACAGACGATTTATCAAAAGGAAAAGTATTTCAATTTGGAAGCAGGACTGGCGGACGACTTTTTAAGAACCGTGTTGGATTTGATGGAAATGCTTTAGCAATGGGTACTGGAGTTTCTTTTGGTCCAGATGTTGGAATAGCAACAGGCGCAGAAGGTGATTTTAAATTCGAGAGTCCAAATGCAGACCTCGAAGGACTGACAACGGTAATTAATCATTTGGAAGATTGGGTTCGACAGACTTACCATCTTACCCCAAAGGCATTACAACTTAAGACAAGCCCACAGAGCGGATTTAGCCTTTGGATGGAAAAGCTCGGAGTTCTTGAAAATCTTAACGATAGGCAGGAGTTGTTCAGGGAAAGAGAGATGCAACTATTTGAAATCGTTAAGAGAATGTGGAATCTTCACAATCCTGGCCGCAAATTTACTGACAGTTGCACAATACAAATAACTTACAAACAACCAGTATTTCCAGTAAATCCAAAAGACCAGCTTGACCTTTTGGAACGTAAACTTGCTGATGGTTTTATGACAATGGAGCAAGCTTACAAAGAAATGTATCCGCACTTGACAGAGAAAGAAATCAAGAAACTTCGTTCATCTGTAGAAACAGACGTCATGGATAGAGCTAAGAAACAGGCAGAAGTTGATAAGATTTCGATGCCCAAAGATAAAGAACCCGCTGGAAAATCACCGGCAGAGATTGCTGAAGATAAGAGTATTCAACCAGGCCAGAATTTAGACGGTAGGGATAAAGAGAACCCTGACGACGATGAAGAAGAAGAATCCTAAATTATCTGAAAAGTTTAAGGATTTTGTTAGAGAGCTTGGATGCGTAGTTTGTGGGGATAACGTTAATCCTCATCATTTGTTATCTCGTGGGGCCGGAGGTACTGACGAATTGAAAAATCTTGTTCCACTTTGTGTTTATCATCATGCTGAACTTCACCAGATAGGAAAAAGTTCTTTCTTCAAGAGACACAATCTGACAACCGATTTTATAAATCGAATTATTGGCAGGTTGTATGTCCTGTTGGAACGTGGGGATGACAATGAGTAGATTAGAGGAAATCATATTAGAGGCAGAAACGGTTGGTTATGAATGGGTTGAAGCTAGACAAGTAGCTAGTCGCCTTCAAGAGCTACGAAAACCAAAGCTTTACCAGATAGCCACCAAAATCAGCGAAGAAGTTCGGATGAACAGTCCTTTAAGAAAGGACATTTCCGAAAACAAGCTAGAACGTTTGGCTTACGCTTCTGATGATTACAGCCAGTTCATTGAAGAAATGACAGAGGCTGAAAAGTGCGCTGAAATGGCACGAATCAGATACGAATCGTTAATCAATCTGTTTGAGGCTTTGCGCTCGGAATATAGTCTGAAAAAAGCTGAAATGCGCATGGTCTAGGTCTTGGAGTTCTGCCTAAACTTCCAAAGAGAGGTACCATGATAATCGTTTTAACGACGGTGTTTGGCGATGCATATTTGTTGTATCGCAACAAGAACGAGAGTAAGGTTAAAGAGAAATTTAACACTTACGCTGAGTTACTCAAGACGCTTCCGTTCTTTGAAATCCATGAGGTTGATTCAGAAAACAAGCCCATTCTGGTCAATGCGTCTCATATTTATGGATTGGAAGTTGTCGAAGAGGAGGCGTTTCTTGACAGACAAGCGAAACGTGATTTTGTAACAAATAAAAAGGGTAATGTCCCTGGTGGACGCGTTCCGGTAAGGTATAGTCCTGACGGAACACCCAAAACAGATTAAAGTTTAATTCAAGTCCAATTTTAGCTTGACGCTAAGGAGGAAAAAATGGAAAACGTAGAAAAGAAAGAAACTCCGGTTGAACCGGTAACACCTGCTCCGGCTCCAAAGGTTGATGATATCGATAAACTTATCGAGATTCAAAAATCTGTTAAGGATACAAAAGGGGTAGAGGCTGCGGCAACACTTACAGGTTCTGAGAAGCCTGAAGTACCAGCCGAGTCAGGTTTGGATGCTCTTCCAAAAGAAGAGTTAGTGAAGACGATTCGCGACCTTCGCAAAGAAAGTGGTGACAAGCGAATACGCGTGAAGGAACTTGAGGAAAAGTTGGTGGTTTACACTGCTAAAGAAGCAGAGGAAGCCGAAAAGAAGAAAACCCTTGAGGAAAAACTCGCAGATAGAGATGTTAAAATCGCAACACTTTCAAAGCAAATGAGCGAATTTGATACGGCGAAAAAGAACTTTGAATCCTTCATCGACGAACGCGTCGCTGAGGAAATTGCCAAAGTTCCCGCAGAATTCAGGTCACTTATTCCAACCGACCGAGACTCACTGTACGTTCTTAAGTACATGGAAAAAGCCAAGAAAGCAGGTCTTTTCACGAAGACTGAACCAGTAGTAATTAACCACTCCAGTCCCATTCCCGGTGGACCGTCTGATGCAAAGATGACCGCTAAGGAAAAGATTGTAGCTGGTTTGAAGAATAGACAAAAATAAACTTAAGGAGGATTAAATGTCCGCTGTTACTCTAAGCAATGCACGTCTCCTTACCCAAGATTTCCTAGTACAGGGAGTCATTGAGGACATTATCACTCAAGATTCGTTTTTTGATTTACTTCCGTTCGTTAATTTTAGCGGCGAAGCATATCGTTATGAACGTGAACTTGGTGAGGCAGAGGGAGACTTCGTAGGTATTGGTGGTAAGATAAAAGAGGGACAGGCAACATTCAGGACAATCCTGGTTGATTTGACAGAGCTTTCTGCTCAGACGAAAGTCCCTGGCAGGATTCAGGCTCAGTTGAGTGACCATAATGACCAAACAGCAACCCAAATCAGCGCGATGGCGAAGAAACTCGCTCGTCGGTATATGAGAGAACTGGTAAACGGTATCCCTCTGGCTGATAAGGACGCTTCAGGTGGTCAGATTGGTTTCGCAGGATTGAGATTCATGCTTGATACTGAAGTTGCTAACCCGAATAACATTGACGCTCTGAATGGTGACCCAAATTCACCGTCTCAGACAGTGGCTCTTGTTGAAGATTCTGGCGACCGTCTTGGTCGTGCAGGTCGCGAACTTGAACTCGCTGATGTTGATGATTTGGAACGTAGGATAATCGCTGGTGACGGAAGACCTCAATTCTACATGGCTCATTCCGATGAGATTATGAAGATAAAGGAACTTCTGAGGGCTGCTGGTGGTACAGACCCGATGCAGATAATCACTCGCGAGTTTGGTGCACCGAATGCTCAGTTGATGTTGAATGGTATTCCTGTTTACAGGAACGACTATATTGATACGGCTGAGTTGGTTAACTTCTATCCGATTCATGTTTCAGGATACAAGGCAGTTAGTGCGGCTGATGCAGCCAGTATTACTCTCGCGGGTGCAGACCTTGCGGCAGTGGTTACTGACATTGCTGATGGCTATGTGCCGGTTCTTGAAATGGGTCGCCTAGTCAGTATCGGTGGAGTGAACTACTTCGTAGCAGATGGCCGTTTTACGG